GGACAATGCCAGTTCCCCTACGCTATTACGCTGCTCACACCGGACGGTGGGGTGGTGACGACAAGGTAAACCTTCAAAACCTTCCTCGGGGTAGCGCCATCAAGGCAGCTATCCTTGCCCCCGATGGGCAGATGATGATCGACTCAGACTCATCGCAGATCGAAGCGCGGACGCTGGCGTGGCTGGCTGAGCAGGAAGACTTGGTGACTGCGTTTGAGAACGGCGAGGATGTGTACAAGAAGATGGCCTCGGCGATCTACGGTAAGGCAGAGGAAGACATTACTAAAGATGAACGGTTCGTTGGTAAAACAACAATCCTCGGGGCGGGCTATGGCATGGGTGCGGCTAAGTTCCAAGCCCAGCTTAAGACGTTCAAGGTGGAGATGCCTCTGGAGGAGACACAGCGCATTATTACCGTGTACCGAGACAAGTATCCACAGATCACGAAGCTTTGGCGTCAGGCTGGGGACGCGTTGAAGGCCATGATGCAAGGCCAGACTGCCCCGCTAGGTAGGGACGGCGTGCTGCACGTCGAGGGTAAGAAGGGTATCCGGTTGCCGAACGGGATGTATATACGCTATCCGAACCTGCGCATGGTAACAAATGATGACGGAAAAGCCGAGATGGTGTACGATACAAAGAGGGGCAAAACAACTGTACCCAATAGGATATACGGCGGGAAGGTTGTGGAGAACGTGTGCCAAGCCCTTGCACGGATCATCATAGGCAAGCAGATGTTGCAGATTGCTAGGAAGTACAAGGTTGTTATGACGGTACACGATGCGGTTGCTTGCGTAGTACCAGAAGCAGATGTGCATATCGCGCAGGAGTACGTCGAGATGTGTATGCGTACCCGCCCCGATTGGGGCATGGAGTTACCACTTAATTGTGAATCAGGACATGGAAGAAGTTATGGCGAGTGTTAATTTGGCGTGGTCTTACAGCAGCATCAAAACCTTCGATCAATGCCCGAAGAAGTACTACCATTTAAAAATCGCAAAGGATGTGAAAGATGGAGATACTACCGCAACGGTTTACGGCAAGGAGCTACACACGGCGGCTGAAAACTACATTAGAGACGGCACGCCCATCCCGCCAAAGTTTAGTTTTATCGCGCCCACACTTGAAGCTCTCAACCGTATTGATGGCGAAAAGTATTGTGAACTCAAACTGGGAGTGGCGAAACGCGAAGGGAAGTACAGTCCGTGCGATTTCTTTGCGAAAGACGTATGGTGGCGAGGTATTGCCGACTTGGTCATTGTTAACGGAGATACAGCATATCTGGTGGATTACAAAACAAGCAAAAATGCTAAGTACGCAGACACCAAGCAGCTAGACTTATTAGCAGGGGCGTTATTCCTAAAGTTCCCCGAGGTGGTGTATATCAAATCGGCGCTGATCTTTGTGGTTAGCAATGAGATGATAAAGAAAGAACACGAAGTACTATTTAAGATGGCATACATGAGTACGATGCACCCCGAGTTAACGCGACTCGAAGCAGCAATGAAAAACAATGTATGGAACCCAGTGTCAGGACCTCTGTGCAAGTTCTGCCCTGTTACCGAATGTGCACATAATAGGAGAGGCTAATGCCCTACGTAAACAAACCAAGGCCGTACAAGAAAGAGTACGAGCAACAGCAAGAACGCGGTGAACTGCCAACACGTATGGATAGGCAGCGTGCCCGTAACGAGATGGACAAGAAAGGTATTGACCGCAAGGGCAAGGACATCGACCACGTCGTGCCTCTTAGCAAGGGTGGTACCAATGCACCTAGTAACCTGAAACTAAAGAAGCCTAGCGAGAACCGTTCGTTCAGTCGCAACGCAGACCACACGGTGAAGAAGAACAAGCCAAAGGCTAAGTAATGCAAATCGTAGACAATAAGATTCTAGTGGTTCGCACACGACGGCCACATCTTGTTACCGACAAGATTAAGAAGAGCAAGGTTGTGAAGGAGTTAGGTGATGGACTGCATGACGTTGCGGTGTTCTGGGGGCTAGACGAGGCACAAGAGTTAGCTAAGCTACGCATCAAGAACGTACCGTCTACGATCACGCGGGACTATGACTGGCCGGGGCTGTTCAAGCCGTTCGCACATCAGCGAGACACGGCGTCGTTTCTGACGTTGCGGAAGCGTGCGTTCTGTTTCAACGAGCAAGGCACAGGTAAGACAGCAGCAGTTATCTGGGCAGCAGACTACCTCATGAAGCTAGGTCTTATTCGTCGTGTGCTTATCATCTGCCCACTGTCGATCATGAAGTCCGCGTGGCAGAACGACCTGTTCCGTTTTGCAGTACACCGTAGCTGCGACATTGCTTATGGTAAGCGTGAAGTACGCAAGGCAATCATAGAGGGCGACGCTGAGTTCGTTATCATTAACTTTGACGGGCTTGGCATCGTACGTGATGCGATAAAAGAAAACGGTGAGTTCGACTTGATCGTTGCCGACGAAGCGTCAGCGTATAAGAATATGCAAACTGATCGGTGGAAAGCATTGCGTGATGTGATGACCCCACAGACTTGGTTGTGGATGCTGACAGGCACACCCGCTGCGCAGTCCCCCGTTGATGCGTACGGCTTAGCTAAACTGATTAACCCTGACGGCATACCAAAGTTCTTTGGACAGTTCCGCGACAAGGTAATGGAGAAGGTTGGGCAGTTCCGCTGGGTACCTAGAATCAACGCTGAGACTACGGTGCATAACGCACTACAGCCAGCGATACGCTTTGAGAAGGCGCAGTGCCTTGACCTGCCAGCAGTGACGCACATCGAACGTGAAGTGCCGTTGACCCCGCAGCAGGTTAAGTACTACAACATCTTAAAGCAGATGATGATTATGCAAGCAGGTGGCGAGGAGGTTACGTCTGTTAACGCAGCCGTTAAGCTTAACAAGCTATTGCAAATCTCTGGCGGCGCTGTGTATTCAGACTCTAAAGAAGTTGTGGAGTTCGATGTCAGCAATCGCTTGAACGTAGTGCAAGAAGTTATCGAGGAGTCGAGCCACAAGGTGCTGGTGTTCGTGCCGTTTACGCACACTATCTCGCTGCTACAGAAACACTTGGAGAAGGCAGGTATCAAGACTGACGTTATCAGCGGGCAGGTTCCAGTTAACCGGCGCAACGATATTATCCAACGCTTTCAAAGTCAGCTTGACCCGAAGGTACTTATCATTCAACCACAAGCAGCATCGCATGGACTTACGCTTACCGCAGCAGACACAATCATATGGTACGCACCTGTGACTAGTGTTGAGACTTACCTGCAAGCTAATGCACGTATCGACAGGCCGGGGCAGAAGAACGTCATGACCATCGTACACATCAGCGGTAGTGAAGTAGAACGTAGGCTGTACAAGATGCTGCGCGGCAATATTGCTAACCACAATCGCATCATTGAATTATACAAACAAGAAATCTCAACAAAGTAGTTGACATTGTCAAGAGACGGGGTATACTGGGTACTTAGGAGAAGTTAATTAAAGGAGAGAATAATGGTAAAACTCACAGAGCTAAGTTTCGAACATACACTAGCTTGCCCTCGATGCGGCGATAACTATTTGCATCATGGACCTGTTACTGTGTACGACCGCCACGAAGATGCAGAAGAAGTACGCACTACATTAGTAGCTGGGGAAAACATCTCATCGCAGATGAAACCTAATGCAGCGTCTGGTAACCCTAGTAGCCGTCGTGACGGTATTGTGATTGAATTCTTTTGCGAATACTGCGGGGACTTAGACCCTGAGCGTAAGTCAGCTACACCGCCAATGGCACTAGAGATTGCGCAACATAAAGGCAATACATATCTGCGGTGGAATATTTTCAAAAACTAGCAGTACTGAATAGCCCAGCCGGAGGTGGCGCATATAACACCGGCAGTGGGGGGCGTGGTCCTTTAGTTATGATTTTCAGCCGCGTTGACCCCACACTTTTTATTTGAGGGAGTTAATATGGATAATCTATCGGCAAATAAACTTACCAAGATTTATTTAAAGATACGAGATGCACGAACAGAGTTGAGCAAGAAGTTTAAAGCAGAAGACGCATTACTAGTAGAACAACTGGACATGGTTGAAAAGCAGTTGCTTGAAGCATGTAAAGAGAACGATGCAAAGAGTATTAACACAGAGGCTGGTTTAGTTATACGTGGGGTATCAACGCAGTACATGACGAACGATTGGGATTCCATGTACAAGTTTATAAAAGACAATGATGCTTTGGGTCTGCTTAAACAGTCACTGCACCAAACGAACATGAAGCAGTTTTTAGAAGAGTACCCAGATAAGTTTCCGCCGGGTATGTTAGTAGACAGTAAATATAAAATAACCGTAAGGAGAAGTAAATGAGCGAAGTCTCGATCTTTAAGAACCGTGAAGTATCCGTAGTCAAGAGTGGCCCTAGCGAACTGACCAAGTCTTTGATGGGTGCAGGTAGCTCGTCGTCGCTAAGCCGTATCTCCCCGCGTAATGGTATTTTCTTCCGCGTTGCGAAGGGTGATATTGCAGGTAAGTTGAAAGCACCATTGCGTGTCGTGCTGGTGGGTGTTGCACCTGCTAGAACACAGCGTACGTTTTACATCGAAGCATACGATCCAAACGCTAAGCCTGCGCCGCCTGACTGCGCATCGAATGACGGCATCAAGCCTGATGCAAATGTTAAAGCGCCACAAGCTAGGTCGTGCGAGTTGTGCCCACAGAACATCAAGGGTTCAGGCCAAGGTGGCACTAGAGCTTGTGCGTTCAAGCGCCGTGTTGCTGTCGTACTGCCTGATGAAGTTGATACCAATAACCACGGTCACATCTATCAGATCGAAGTTGCGTCGAAGTCTATCTTCGGTAAGGGTTCAGGCCAAGTGTTCCCACTCAATGCCTACATCGACTACATCATCGCTAATGGTGAGAATGTTGACGGCGTTATTACTGAGATCGTTTTCAACGAAGACAACAACAATCAGTCCGTGTTGTTCCGCGCTGTAGATTTTGTGACTGCACATCCTGAGTTGCAAGAAGTTGTAGCTACAGCAGTTAACTCCCCTGATATTGCTAAAGCTATTACGTTAAGCGTAGGCGCTGTGGATAAGGGCGACGCAGAAGAGTTCGCACCTGCACCCAAAGCAGTTGCGCCGAAAGCTGTAGTACATGTTGCTGATGAACCGGACGAGGAAGAAGTTGTATCCGAGCCAGTTAAGCGCGCTAGCAAGAAGCCTGAAGTGCCGACCGCACCGAAGAAAAGCCTCGCTGACGTAGTCAGTGCATGGAGCGATGACTCGGAGTAATTATGAGCTTAGGGTATAGCCAGCAATTAGTTGAAGCTAATCGACGTGCGGACAAAACCAAAAAGTCGATGGGCGTGGCATTGGGGCGCGAGTGCATTAAGGCTAGCATCCCAGTCATTACGGTGGCACAGCAGCTTGGTGTCAGCCGGACAACGCTCTACAACTGGTTCGTTGGCGCGTCCTTACCAAAGGAGCGATATGTTCATGCGATCATAGATTTCATGTCCAGTATGAAAAAGCGCCGATAAGTTTTACCGTGGATGGCAGGTTGGGGGGAGCAATCCCCCCTTTTTTACCCCTATAACTATACAAACACATGGCTAACTTTGACCTGATCGATACGGTGCTGCCCTCACAGGGTTGGTACGCAGTTATTGGCATCAAGAATAAGAGCCCGAAGCAAAAGCTTGTAGAGACTAGAGAAGAATTCGATACTGAGGTTGCCGCGCTGTTGGCGGAAGGACGCGATGTTTATTTTGGTTGCGCTAAGTTTGCAACTGGAGAGAACAGACAACAAGATAATGCTGCTTACTTTAAGGCGGTATGGATCGACATTGACTGCGGGCCTACTAAAGCAGTGCCTAACCCCAAGACCGGCAAGATTGACGGTTACATCGATCAAGCAACAGGACTGCAAGAACTGCAACGGTTTTGCAAGACCGTAGGACTGCCCAAGCCTACGATTGTTAACTCAGGGCGTGGATGGCACGTATATTGGCACTTAACAGAAGTAATTAATCGTGAGCAGTGGAACCCTTTGTCGCAGCGGCTTAAAGAGCTATGCGATATCCACGGGCTTATCGTAGACCCTAGTGTGTTCGAGGCTGCGCGGGTATTGCGCGTGCCGGGTACATTAAATTTTAAAGACGACCCAGCTAATCCAGTTGAGGTTGTAGCATCCAGCGGGTTTATCGACTACGCTGAGTTGAAGCAAACCATTGGTGCATCCGAGGCGAAGCAGTTTACCCCTCGTCGTGTTGCACCGCGTAGCGCACTCACAATGTCGCTAATGAAGAACAAGGTCGCTAAGTTTAAGACGATCATGCTAAAAAGCGCCGAAGGTAACGGCTGCAATCAGCTTGTCCACGTGTTCCAAAATCAAGAAACAGTAAGCTATGACTTATGGCGTTCGGCCTTATCCATCGCGGCGTTCTGCGAAGAGGGTGCGGCAGCAGCACATAAGATATCTGCGAAGTATCCTGACTACGACCCGTACGAAGTCGAAGCAAAGGTGCATGACCTCCAGCGTAACGGTGGGCCACATTACTGCACGACGTTTGAGAAGCTGAACCCCGGCGGTTGCGATGGCTGTGCACTCAAGGGTAAAGGCACTACACCTATTACGCTAGGCCAAGAGGTTGCACGTGATGAGCCTACGGAAGCGGGCTACCTTGTTGAAGTTGAACCAGTTGACGAGGAAGAGCCGCCAGTCGCCGTAGTGATTCCGCCTTACCCATTCCCATACTTTCGGGGCAAGACCGGTGGTATCTATCGGCAAGCTAAGGATGATGAGGATGAGGACTTGCTTATCTACGAGCACGACTTGTATGTAGTTAAGCGTATGGAAGACCCCGAGCTAGGTGAAATTGCGCTGATGCGTTTGCACATGCCGCGTGATGGGGTTAAGGAGTTTTCGGCACAGCTAGATCAGATCATCGTCAAGGAAGAGCTACGTAAGATTCTGGCGCGAAGGGGTGTCGCTGCGTACCCGAAACAAATGGAGAACCTTGCTGGCTTTGTACTAGCAAGTATTAAAGAGATGCAGTACACAAGAAAGGCGGAGCTTATGAGAACTCAATTTGGTTGGACAGATAACGACAGCAAGTTCATTGTTGGGGATAGGGAGATTACGGCAGACGGTGTGTTTTATAGCCCACCATCGAACCATACAAAGAGCATCGCCCAGCACATGACCGCAGTAGGTACGCTGGAGAAGTGGAAAGAAGTATTCAATATGTACAACCGCCCCGGACTAGAGCCAAACGCATTTGCTGCGCTGACAGGCTTTGGTGCCCCATTGTTAAAATTTATGGGTTTGAACGGAGCGATTATAAATGTGATTTTTAAGAAGTCAGGCAGCGGTAAGTCTACGACGTTGTACGTGGCGAACAGTGTCTGGGGTCACCCTGAGCGGTTGGTTGCTATCCCGAAAGATACTATGAACGCACGTATGCACAGACTTGGCGTGATGAACAATCTGCCATTTACGATGGACGAGATTACCAACATGAAGCCCGAGGAGTTTTCGGACATGGCCTATGCAATGTCGCAGGGGCGTGGTAAAGATCGGCAGAAGTCACAGGCCAATGAGCTACGACTTAACCTGACCTCATGGCAGAACTTGTCACTTGCTAGTTCCAACGCTAGCTTTTACGAGAAGCTGGGTTCGCTTAAGGACACGCCGGACGGTGAGCGTATGCGTTTCATCGAGTATGAGATTGGCTATTCCGATTCGATCTCCACGGCTGAAGGTAAGCAGATGTTCGACCACCAGCTACGCGAAAACTACGGGCACGCTGGGGATATTTATGCAGAGTATCTTGTCTGTAATCGGGATGAGGTTGTACACACATTGTTAGCACTACAGGCAAAGATCGACAAAGAGCTACGGCTTACCCAGCGGGAGCGGTTCTGGTCTGCTATCGTTGCGTGTAACCTGCTAGGTGGGTTGATTGCTAAGGACTTGGGGCTGATCGACTACGACATGGCTGCTGTTTATAAATGGGCAACGAAGATGATTCGTGAAGTCCGTGAGGATAGCGCCGCACCAATTGACGACGCATCGAACATCGTCGGTGACTTTATCAACCGGAACATGCGGAACATTCTGGTTATTAACGGTGACGTAGATATGCGCACGAAGTTATCAGCGGCACCACAGCAAGAGCCGTATGGAGATTTAGTTATCCGTTACGAGCCTGATACCAAGAAGATGTTCATTGTTGCTAAGCGTTTCCGTACCGACTGCGTGGAACGGCAGGTCAATTACAAAGACGTAATGAAGCAGTTGTCCGATAAGGGGGTCTTCGTGGGTAGTGGGGCTAAGCGCATTACGACCGGTACCAAGATCAAAGGGCCGCCAGTTCAGGTGCTGGAGTTTAACTGCAACACGCCTGAGTTCATTAGCTTAGACGATTACATTGAGCCGGAGAAAGCAGATGCGGATCGAGGGAGTAGCGTACAGGGTTAATTGGCGAGGGTTCAAACGGGGCACATCGTTCTTTGTCCCGTGCCTTAATCACATCGTTGCCGTTGACGCAATACAGCGCATTACACGGCGGCACAAGTTTGAAGTTGTTACCAAAGTTGTAATCGAAGATAGCATTAGGGGTGTACGCGTGTGGAGACTGTGATATATACTTATCTCGACGGCGCTTAGCTCCTTTGCTCCGTCATTCTCCTTCGCTGTATTTACCCCCGGGCAACCCGGGGGATTTTTTTACTTCTCTTTCATCTTCTCTATACGGTTTACAACATCCCTCGCATAAGCAGATGTCCGCTTGCCATTACCGTCCGCATAGTCTTGCTTCCACGCATTGCCCTTACCTTTATTGACATTGCCTTCACCGGAGAAGTAAGCAGTAGCAATACGCGCCGGATCATCCCCATACTTACTAGCTATATCCTTAATGTAACGCACACCTACACGCATGTTGTCCGCAGGGTCGTTAATGCGCTCGCCTTCCTTCGCATACATCTTGAATGTGCTTGGAATAATCTGCATAGGCCCACGTGCATCGTCAACACTAGTCCGCGTATCCTTACCGCCTGACGACTCTTGATTAAAGATCGCAGTAATAACAGGAGTTAGATGCGCAGCGCCTTCCTCTTCAATAGCGTTGTTAAGCCTAAACTCTGACACCTTCGCAGGTGGCGGTGAATCTACTGCGGGGTCTATGGGCTTGAACTCCATTTTAGGTTCCGACTTAGGTTCCGACTTAGGTTTAGCTGCTTCCCCTTCCAACAAACGTAAGCCGCGTTCCCGCACATCCTCAATATCCCGATATGGCCGCTCAACATACAACCCACGTTCAGACTGACGACGACGTTTCTCTCTTGCTTCTAAGGCACGCTGGATATCTTCCGAAGTAATCTTCGATTCGGAATGAGGGAACCTGTCGTTAAAGTTATCAATCTTATCCCGCACCTTGTCGTATTGTTCGTCGTTGTCGTACACCGCAGCATGGTCTAGCTGGTTGATAAGATTCTTACGCATATCTTTAATCTTCGTAAGCTGCTGGTTGATATAGAACCGATCCGACGCTTCTTGTGCAAGTCCTGTGGTTTTAAACCCAAGGCGTTGCATCATTAATTGTGGCTCAGTAAACTCACCCGCTTCTTTTACAACGTCACCGCTAGGTGTACGCGCACCTTCTTCTGCATACCGGCTGGCAGTTATAGCCCCACGGAAGAAAGCGGGGGAAAGTTTCTCCGCACCTTTCTTGTAATCACCTTTTACGAGGTCATCAATGCCCGAAGCGGCAACACTCCACGCACCCACTGCGGGGCCAAGATGCGACAATATAAAGTCTTGGTATGCGTTCTTCCACCCAGCGGATTCTTTCCCGCCTTTCAGCCAAAAATCCATTGAGATACCAGTAGCAAAGTCGTAGCCGGACGCTGCATTGAGTACGCCAGACGCAGCAATCTCACTAAGTTTCATCCCTGCAAACTTAGCTCCCCCAAAGAAGTCAGGCAAGAATATGTTTTCAAACCACTTCTTAACATTCATCTCCTCCAAGACTTCTTCTTCGTCGTCATCTTTCATCAGGTTTTTAATACCCTGCGCCACACCCATAATCACGCTATAGAACGGCAATCCCGGTACACCTGCCATCAACCCCGTAATACCCAACGTACCAAAGAACGCACGTGCCGAAGCACGACGGGTCATACCATCCATAGGCTTAATCATTTGCGCAAAGTTACGCACTAAGTAAACAGTGGCAAACAACGGAAACTTTAAAAACTGCGTAACTACCCGCGCTGGCGCTGAACGCATTGTGCGTGGTGCATTCCATGTGGAGTAATCGAACAACGACTCGTTCGTTATATCTACTGCGGAGTTAATCGCCTCATCAAATGATTTACCCGCCTTACGAGCTAAACGAAACGCCGTCATGAACGCAACTTCTTTGGACAACCGTTCAGCGTTGTGGAACAAGAACCCCATTGCCTGTACAGCGTTTGCCGTGTACGGGTTGTAATCTGCCGAAGGTTGACCTTTACGCATAAACAGATCGTTGGTCTGGGTGTTTGTGCTAATACCACGGTCAATCATTTCTTGTGCAGCACGACGTAGCTCAGGGTTGTTGCGCACTTCCGCAGATGCCGCAAGAGATGGCAAAGTTAATTTTGTGTTCCCCGCACGGTCTACTTTGGTCACACCAATTTGTTGATGGGCAGCAGTCATAAACCGCGTCATCTCTGCACCAACTGCACCCCAACCATAGTATTTAGCTAGCGTAGGCGCAGTAAAGTTAGCCAAGCTGAACATCTGGTTAGCAGCGGACTTAGCAGAAGTAAGCAGCCATACAAACGCAAACTTGTTAGAAAAACGGGCAAACTTATCCCCGAAGGTATCGGTAATGTCTGGGCTTACTTCCGCTTTAGCGCGTATACGAACCTCATCAACCAACATACCAAGCTTAGCTTTGTCGGGGTTACCCTTAAGCGACTCGTCTGCGGCGTCTATCCCATTCATAATGTCAGGGCCGTACTTGATACGCGCAAGTTGGTTTGCGAACCGTGTACCGGAATTAATAAAATTACGCAACGCATCACCGCTAAAGCCCGCAGTTCCCTTACGTGTGATGAACTGTTTGCGGAAGCTAGCTTCTGGTAACGTCGCTAGGTGTAGCTGGAATATCTCGTTTTTGATATCGCCACGAGTTTCATCGGTAAGGTTAGTGGTGCTGTCAACGAGCGAGAACAAGTTCTTCAGGATTGGGCTAGACGCCATCGCTTTATCGCGTAGCTTGTCTAGACTGTTGCCAACATCGGCATCCATGTCTGTAATCATTTGCTCAAACGTACGCTTGTCGCCTGACGCATTAAGTTCTTTAACCCGTGCTTCCACGTAAGCATCACGTAAGCCAGCGGTTTCAAACATCTGAAACTCGGCGTTCTTACCCTTACCAAAGCTTACGTAGTAATCACCGTAGCGCATCAGCGGGAAGTACGGAGAGACTTTAGCCCCTGCCTCATAGGTTGCACGAACAGCAGCGGCGAGCTTACCTTTGTCCGAAGTAGGATCATCAACGCTACCCTCAGCAGAGGACATCTCAACCCGCTTGTTCAGCAGTCCACGATACAAGTCGTAGTTGTTCTTGTAGAAGTCACGGACAGACGTGTAGACTTTCTTAGCCTCCGGCGTCAACGCTTTCCACATCGCATTGAGCTTGTCGTTGGACTTGTTAGTTGCAGGATCTACTTGGATGTCTGTTGCCATGTGCATGACATCGGCTAACTTACTACTTTCTTTTGCCCCCAACTTAATCCAAGGCGTAGCTGTTTCTTGCACTACATTTAACTTCTTAGTGCGGAACTGTGCCATTTTCTGCACGCCAGCATTTACATCTTTTAACCCGCCGATACCCATGTCGGTGCCGGTGGATATTAAGACCTCCGTTGGCATATTAGCCAGATAGGCTTTATATGCGGGGGTAGCCATGTTGCGGTAGTTCAGCTTGAGGTAGTCGCCCCACAGCTTAGGGTCACGCGCAACATTTGTCAATGAGCTTAACTGCTCCACAGTTTCCGAAGCTGTCTTGGTTTTTGCCAGCTTATCCAGAGCGCGATACGTCTCCTTCTCTTGGTTCTTCGCGGCGCTGACTAAGGATTGGTTCTCCTTGATAAGCATCTGCGCAACGGCAGCGGAACTAGGGGTAGGTGCGACACTGATATCCTGCGAGATGAGGATCAAATCCTTCATGCCTGAACGTAGGCTAGGGTCAATCCGCAACAGCTTCATTATGATGTCAACAAACAACGTGAAGCCAGAAGACTTAGCGTTGGTGCCCGGCACATCGTTAGTTAAGAACGACTGCATCGCAGGCGAGGTCATGCCATAGGCATAAAACTCTTTGACGTTTGTAAACGCACTGCCGAAGTCTAGGCTCTTTAGCTCAGGCGTAAGTTCCCCTGCTGCTTCTTTAGCGTCGTACACTTCTTTGGCACGTCCCATCAAGTCGTTCAACTGCGCAACTGCATCTGCTAAGCTAGGGTCAACCTTCTCCCCATACTTTTCTGCGAGTAATGCGTAATTGATCTTCTGATTGCCAGCGGCGTGGAAGGCTTCATGCAGTACAGTTCCCGCGTTGTTCCCGCGTTGTCCCTCGCCGTAGCTGTCGCCCCTTACGTATACGCTAGCTGAACCATCAGGGTGCAGCATGTACAGCCCCCGTGCGTCCTTGTCCAAAGCCTTCTTAGCCTGTGAAGCGCGGTCTTGCTTCTGCACAACTGCAAAGTCAACTTCCTTAATCCCACCGATGTTGGACTTGTCTAGCAAGTGCGCCGCAAGCTGTTGCTCTACGTTGTTACCCGTGCGAATAATATGGGCTAAGGCATCTTGCAGGTTGTCAAACTTATCGTAAGCTGGGTCGGCAACACGGGTTATCGTACCGCGAGATTCACTCTCTTCGGCAGGTGGTTCTTCCGTCGCTTTTATAGCAGCGTCAATTTGCTTATCAGTCAGCCCCTCAGCTTTGAGCGTATCCCGAATAGTAACGGAAGGGATTTCTTTTTCTACCGGAGGATTTAAGTACTCTTCGTATTCCGCTTCGGTCATCGAAGTAGCTGCGCGAAGATCGGCAGCAGGGGCCCAATACATACCAGCAGGGAGTTCTTTTTCTGCTACCCCAGCTTTAGGTCTGCCTTTTGCCGGGGCCGCTTCACCTTTACGGAACCGTTCTAGCTGGCGTGGAGTCAGCGTAGCAGGAGGCTTTGTTGGGAGCTTAGCTAATTCTGCACCTTCGTGCAAAGCTTTGGCGCGTGCGGCTTCAGCAGGTTTTAGCCCACGGATATAAGACTTAGCCGTAATATAGCCCGCCTGTGGGCTCTTCACTAACGACAGCTTGTGTAACTCTTTACGTAGCTTTTCAAGATTCTGTATCCGCGCTGCTTCAGCGTAGTCGTACTCGCGTTCCGTTGGAAACTGCCCTGTAGGCTGTTGGTATTTTTTAGCCGCAGTAACAAGCGCCGTCACATCGCGGTTAAACTTATTAATTGCACCGGTCTGAGCTTTACGATCTTCTGGAGTCTTGGCAATTTCAGACTTAGGTCGTCCAGCACCGGGCGCACGTTGCCGTGCCGTTCCCGCTTTAGTCATTGCAGCTTCTGATGCTTTGACTTGCGCAATCGCTGGTGGCTCTACTTCAAGTTCTTCACGCCGTGCAGCTTCTAGCTCAAGCGGAGCAGGTTCAGTTACTGCGGGTGCTTCTGCACGTTCAACAGCGTTTCTTATCCGGCGGATAGTCTCTTCAGGTTTAGCACTCTTGCTTACATCCAGCCCAATATCTCTTGCGACGTTATTTAACTTAGCTGGGTTAAGGGGCACGCCGCCTTTGTCGATAGCAGTGAGTAAGTCTTTTGCTGTATTAATTTCTGGCGTTGTAGTTACTGCGGGTGCGGCTGCGGGTGCTTCTGGTCTTTCTTCTTTTGCTTCGACGGCTTGAGGGGCTTCAGCGACACGTGGAATCTCCGTAGGAATAGCGGCTCTAGGCTGCACAGGTTTAGCGCCGAACGGATGCCCGCGTTCAGCAAGGTCATTAAATCGCTCGAACACAGATTCGGTATGCTCATCAGGCGGTAAGCCTTCAGCAAGTTTGTTCTGCATCCACTGCTCACCCACAGCCCAGCCCACATCGGCATAAGGATCACGGTTAAGTGCAGTTTGAATCTGCCCCGCTACTTGATCGACTGCTGTTATTGCAGCAGGCTTAGGCTCTTCTCGTACATCAAAACGTCCAGCCAGTGACTCAGCAGAAGCCAATCCTCGATCAATAGCTGATGAAACTCCTCCGGGGGCTCCTTCTGTTCCGCTAGGCACTTCATAGCCGTACTGATCTGCGATAGGCTCAGTGACGTAAGATGGTGGCTCGGGAATAACATCGGGTGCCTCCGCTTGTAGTTGTGCGCGCTCTGCTGCGCCTGTGGTATCGGCAGCGGCTACTTGTTGCATAGTCGCACGACGTTCATCAGCAATGGTCTGTGCAGCTAACATCTCCGCATCGTCAGCCATTTCGCCCTGAGCTTCAAACGCATCGGCAAGCTGTCTAAAACGTACGTCTTCTGGTACGGCTGGCGGTGGCGCAACTGCTTCGGGCACAGGAGGTTCTACTTCAATCTCTGGCGTCCGTGCAGCTATCATCGCGGCTAAAGGCTCTGCGGGTGCAGGAGGTTCCGCTTCAAGTTCCGGTGCACGTGCAGCTTCCAACGCCGATAAAGGCACAGCAGGTGGTGCCGTTGTTTCAAGGTCTACATTACGCGCAGCTTCCATCGCGGCCAAAGGACCAGACGGCACAATTGCTTCTGGCGGGGCTTCAGCTAGGGGCTCAAAAGTAAACGTAGGTTCTACACGTTCAGACGGTGCAGCTTCTGCTAAAGGCTCAAAAGTAAACGTAGGCTCTACACGTGTAGGCGTAACAGCGGCGGCGGGTGTAACAGGAGCGGCGGCAGCGGCGGGTTTTGGTGCTAGTGTGGGTTCAACTTTAGCTGGTGGTACAGCGCGCGTTTTTTCCGGCCCTTTAGCAACTTGTACGGCACTTGTACCCGCTTGAACCCCCCCGCCAACCAACGCCCCTACAGACGCAGCTTGCGCAATTCGTTTAGCATTTTTAGTACTAAGTACGTCACCCGTATCTTCGTTAAGTATTAACCGACTCGCCGCAATAACTTGGGTTCCTTCTTGAATACCTTCTGCAAGTCCTTCTTCCCCTGCTTGTTTAGCTATTTTTTTAACCGCTTCTTTAGCAATTGCCGCCCGAGCTTGCTCTTTAACAACCGCAGTTAAAGGGCGTCTAATTAATGCAGCGGCAGGGCCTAACACCCTATCAACCGCGCCTGATAATAACGCAGTGGTTAGGGTAACGTCGCCAGATTCTTGTACATACTTAGTTACAGCATCAGCGCGCTTCTGCGGGTCGGTTTCCCCCTTCGTCTGTTCAAGTATATAGTTGATGCGAGTATTAGTACCCCCACCCAGTTCCATACCAGTTCCCACCGCAAACACACCCGCTCCGCCAGTTGTAACCGCTGCGGCAATAATAGGTACAAGCTGAACGGCTCCAGCGCCAAAGTTAAACGCTGCCCAATCCCCAAAATCTTTTAACCCTGCAATTTCAGTTACGTCTTCTGTGCGACCTTTGTTCTTTTTATTTTCTTCCTGATATTGCTGAAGCGTTTTTATTGTGGCGTTAACAAATTCTTTACGGTCTTGTACTTCTTTGACCGCACGATCCCGCAGGTCCATACGCCCTTTCGGGTCGGATAGATAACGGTTAAGTGCGCGGCGCGTAAGGAAGTCGTCAGGTGCAACTTTAATTTTGTTTAGCTCGCCCTTGTCCACCTTATCGTACATGTCCAACATACGCAGGTTATTGGCAACTTGCGCTACATCTTTAGAAGCACTTAGCCCTTCCCATATAGATTTCAGGCCAATAATCCCAGACTTAACCCCTTTAGTTACCTGAGAGTCAGAGTTTGGCTCTGTTTTAGCAACCACAGGCTTAGCAGCTACAGGCGTAGGCTTAGCAGCAACGGTAGGAGCGGCGGCAACAGGTTTAGCAGGAGCTCCCGCTTCGAGAGGTACAAACGTCAGGGCGGCGGGCTCTTGGTCTAATTCTTCTAGCGGAACAAAGTTCATTTTTGGGCGTATCCAATAAGGTTTCCTTCGCTGTTCAGAACTTCCCAGCCCTTGTCAGTCTGTTTACCAATACTGGCCCCCGGAGGAGCTTTGTTTATTTTACTTATATCAGGCTTATCATCGGCAGCAGGGGCAGCAGGTTTAGCAGCGGCAGCAGGGGCAGCAGGTTTAGCATCGGCAGGTGGATTGAACCGTGATGTTACCGCGTCCCTAATAGCTTTTTCTGCGGCCTTAGTTGCGCTACCTTCATCGCCGGGGTTTTTTCCTGCGGCTTTATCCGCAGCTCTAGCGGCTTTAAGTGCATCACGGTTGGGTCTTGTATCCATTTCCGTTGCGACGGCAGCGTCAATCTTAGCCTGTTTACCCGCCCCTGCCGCAGTTGTGGCCGCCTCTGCTTGTTGCGCACGGATATCGTACTGCTTACTTTCTTGCAGGTATTGGCTTGACGCTTTAGCCATCGTAGCCGCGCCCGGTTTTTCGCCATTAGCAATAAGGGCGTCGTAGTTAATCGCCACACCGTTCATATAGTCAGTGCGTTTATCAACTTCCATACGCTTCAACTCTTTTTCCAGTATGCCTTTAGCAGCGGCACGGGTTTCTTCAGATTGCATCTGTGCCATAGTTCTAGCCATTGCTGCATTTGCCGTAATAGCATCTCTAGCCGCCGCAGCTTTTGCACCAAACTCAGTTGCTCCGCGTGCTTCTTGCATCTCTGTTACGGTTTTGCTTATGTTAAACAGATTCTCGCCAGCCCTAATTTGCTCGGCTTGCGCGTCTTTAAAGCTACCGCTCTTCTCAAGGTAGATTGACTTGTTCAGATCAGTGATGACGGCGTCTGCCTCAGCGAGTAAGCGTTTACGTTCTTTCTTGTCCAAGTTTGTATTAGCAATGTACTCCCTACCAGCCTTAGCAGCGGCAACCATCGTAGGGCCGGGGGTTGAGCCCCATGTCATCAGAAACTCAGTAAAGCGATTCATTGCTTCTTCTTTAGCTTCTCCTTGGAGATCAGTCTTCCGCTTTTCTTGCTTTTCGATTGCGTCTTGCAGGAACTGTGGATCGATGCCAAACTTTTTCTTTAGCTCGTTTTGTTCTTGCAAACGTTGTTCTAGGGGTTTGTCAGCTTCTGCTTGGCGAGCAGTCCTTAACTTTTCTAATTCTAATGCCCCCGTGCTAGCTTTCAACTCTGGCATCCCCGCAATACCACCAGCCGTCGGCGCAGGAGGGGCAGGAGGGGCAGGAGGGGCAACGGCAACAGGAGGAGCTTCGGCAACGGCGGCAGGAGCAGCAAGAGCGGCGGCAGGAGCGACGACATCAGCAGGAGCGCCATCACTTAGTTTTTCTCTAAGCCCAGCAAGAATGCCTGCCATCTGGGTTTCCCCGGTTCCGGGTTTTTCTGCTGTATCTCTTTCCGCTTCGTCTTTAAGTCGCTCTACTTCTTTATCGTGTACTGTCGTACCTTCTTTGAACGCAATGATGCCGCCCGCAGCCATAGCGCTGTTCCGAGCTTGCTTTCTAAAGTCTGCTTCTGCTTTCAGGTAACTCTTAGTCTCGTTGTCAGTTGCAGCGTCACTGAGCTTCTGGCCGATCTGCTGGTCACCCATCTTCTTAGCAATGTACGGCATCTCGTCAGGATTAACCCCTGTGGCAATACCACCAGCCGCCATCGACTTAACCGAACCGCCTTCCATGAAGCCATACTGTTTGGCTTGGTTAGCTAGCTGCATCCCTGTACCCATAGAGCCAGCGAACTGCGAAGCCGCTGAGGGTTGTGCAGCATAGGAACTTGTTGTACTGGCTTGCATAGGCAGACCGCGCAGCATGTTCGACATCACACCCAACTGCATCAGTGGGTACTGCTGTTGCGTCGCATAGTTCTGCATCGCTTGGTTGATGCGTGCTTGTTCCAACGCTTGCTGCTGAGCACCGGCTTGGGCTTGTGCCCCAAGGATTCCCGTCTGTTGACCGTATTGCTGTTGCCCCAGTGCACCTAACTGCGCTGCCATAGCCCCAGATTGCTGAACACCTTGCATACCAAGGCCAGCACCGTACTGCTTGGACTGCTCCGCCATCTGTTGAGCTTGTTGCGTGCGTTGCTGCTCGGCGTTGAACTGAGCTTGGGCTTGCTGATACGCAGCTTGCGAACCCTGTGCTTGGATGTCACCCTTTTGTTGAGCGAGGTTCCGCGCTGCTTCTGCTTCCATGATTGCTTGGCGGGAACCACCAAACGCCCCTGCGCCCGCAGCTTGTGCGCCACGTTGAGTACCAGCAATGTCGGCTTGACGTTGAGCTTCGCGTGTCTGGATGTCTACGACGTTTTGCATGTACGGCGACATATAGCTAGCAGCAGTACCGGCACCAGTAAAAGAACTTGTATCAAACGTACCTGTGTCGTACTGTCCTGCACCTAGAGCCCGTCCTGCGAGGTTAGCCGTCATCTGACTAGCTGCACCTGTTTGCCCCGGTACCGCCATATTAGCTATACCGCTTTGAGCCTGCTGTTGCAACGGCGAGAACCCAGCCACTGCCGCCTTAGCTTGATCTTGCGCAGTATTAAGGATGTTGCCTTGGTCATCAATTGCAGCGCCGTAGGGGGCAAAAGGCCGGAAACCCGTAACCTGCCCACCTTCGTCGATATTAAACAGTTGCTTCTGCGTTGCACCCAGCATCGTTTCTGCATAGGGTTGCAAGTACTCAGGGATGTTAGACGTGTAGCTGGTACTTTGCCCGCCACCACCGCCGCCGGGGTAAACGCGTGAACCATCACGACTATAGCCATTGAACTTATTGCGTATCAGCATATTTTTACCCCTACGATTCGATATTTTTCTTCAAGGCCGTACCTAGTCCACAACCGCGCAATTGCTTCACGTGCTGCGCCTTCTAAGTACGTCGCCCCGAAATTGTTAAGCAACTGTTTAAACTGTGTAAATGTTTCTTTGCTCGATATTAACTTGCCGCCCATCGCAACAACAAACGCTACACGGTCTGAAGGACGGTTAAAAAAGTTAATCACCGCCGCACCTTGCACACCATCTTCGTCTACTGCAACCACCAACATCCACTGCCCTGTAGCTACATAAACCTTAACTTGGTCTAATGTGTAATCAGTTTGGTAGCCCAAGGCGCTCTGTAAATGCGCCTCCACTAAGGGCCATGTCTGATTAACAAACTCTGTAGCTACATGCTGTATTTTCATTTAGGCATATGTTTGCGTGGGTCGACTTGTTTACCTTGTTTTGAGTTGCCGGTACGTGCCTTGCGGATACGGCTCATCATAGCGTAAAGTTGCTTAGCGCCGGCTTCTGTAGAGCCATTACCCAAGTGCGATACCACGTCCGCAGGGATAACAAACTCGCCGTCAGCCAACCGAGCAGGTTGCCGCTTACCAATCATCGCAGGGATGTGGTCACTCATGCCATCGCCCGGACCTTTGAGTAAGTGCCCACCGTCAGAGTAGCCGCCCAGATTCTGCGTAATACCGCCCTGTGCCATGTTAGCAAGGTTGACGTTGGTCTTAGGCATTTCAGTAACAGGCACTTTGTTTCTCTTGCCCAGCTTACCAAGACGCACTTGTGCCGCTGAATACGGGTCAAGTAAACGTGTGTCTACGTCATCATCGACGTTAATGCCCATCTCGTTCATGCGTTTTTGGTACGCAATCAAGTCTTCCAAGTCAGCTTGGCTTTGCTCTTCCGTTTTAATTCCTTGTAGCTTGGCGTACCTAGCTTGCAGAGCAGAGTCCTTATCTTCCGCGCTACCACCCGCTGCCATACCTTCTTCGCCCTTTGTAGCCATCGCTGCATATTGAGCCGCAGTTGTTGGTTTAGCTGCTTCATACGCGGCACTAGCGGTACCAATTTCTTTTAACGTAGGCGCATGCCCAAGTTGGGACTGAATAGCCTCGTAAGATAGCGTAGTAGGCGTGCCGATACCCGGGGTAAGCGGCGTTCTTGTGTAATCCACGTATTCAGGCACATACACAGTTCTACGCATAGCTTCCATTGCGTCTTCGCGGGATATCCCGCTAGCTATCCCGCCGCCTGTCCCGCCTTCTGTAACCGCTAACTCTTCCGCTGTAGCTGGTGTAGTAGTCGTAGGCTTCGTAGTAGGCTTCGTGGTAGTCGTAATACCTTGGTTAAACTCTGTTTCCGCAACGGAAGGCGTGCTAGTGCCCGGAGTTACACCCGCAATAATGGCAGCTTTTTTAGCGTCAGGCGTATTCGCAACGGAAGACTGCTGGTACCAAGGAATCGCCGCGCCCGAAGCATCGGTGTAGTTCATGGCACTAAACGGCGTGTTTGCCGGGTCAAAAGTTTTTGGCTTTGCAGCGTCAATTTCAGCTTGCGACTTTACCGCTACCCCCGGAGTTACCCCTGCAATTACGGCAGCTTTTTTAGCGTCAGGTAAATTTACGTTGGCAGTTTGCTGATACCAAGGAATCGGTGTGCCCTTAACATCGGTGTAGTTCATGGCGCTAAAGCCAGACGGAGCCGTGTCAGCCTGCGCTGCCATCAACGGATTAGTTTGCGCTGCCATCAACGGATTACTAGCCGCAACTTGTTTAGCCGCAGCCGCCGCAACGGGAGACACAGTAGTAGCTGGAGCAGCCGTTGTAGTAGCTGCTTTAGGAACATTAACTGTAGCTACGGGCGCGGTCGAGGGGGCAACGGTTAATTGACTCGCAGCAACAGCCGTACTCATTTCTTTCGCGGTTGGGGGGCGACCTAATTGACTTGTTAACTGAGCCTGTTTTTCGCCGTAGGTAGTACCACCTGTTGCATATCCCGCAATACCGCCTTGGGCAAAGCGTTCTATATCATCTTCATAGTCCGGCTGTTCCGCATCGCTAGCAATACCACCAACAGCGAGGCCACGGCTATACACACCGCTTGGTGCAGAAGGTGCAAGAGTTGGCTGGAAGTTAGGCGATAAACCATAGCCGGGTTTAAACGCACGGCGTTTTGGGCCTTGCTGTCCTTGCATATACGAAACTGCCTGCATGCCCAATGACAACGCCGGAGCATTTTTTGTCATGAACTTCATGGCTTTTTCAATACCGGTACCTAACGAGTCAAGCCCACCTGCACCGGCTTCTAGCGTACCGCCTTGGGGGACGGGGTAATTAATACCTGTACCACCTTGCAGTGCCTGCGTCTCCTTTTGGCTTAAATTCTGAAGACTGCCCGCATCCGATGAAAACGGCTGTGTCCCCGTGTTGCCAATGTATTTATTTGCGGGCAGTGTTGGGTCAGAGAAAATACCTTGGTTCATCCCATCTGGCGGCATTATATTTGCAGGAGGCTGCATAACAGTAGGTGCTATTTCCCCCGCAACTTCGAGCTGTTGTGGCCCAGCCTGCATTGACTGCAAAATGCCTTCCGAACCGGGGATAGTCCCAGTGGAAGAAGGAACACCAGCCGTAATCATAGGTATCGTATTCGCAGCGGTTTCGGCAACAGGTACTGTTGTAGCCCCGGGGAATTGCCCAGCTTGCATCGCCCCACTAATCGTTTCAAACATCGAAGGCGCAGCGGTAGTAGCAGCAGTGGTAGCGGCGGTAGCGGCAGCGGCGGCGGCGGCAGCTTCGGCAGCGGCAACGGCAGCGGCAGTACTAGACGCAATACCCGCCCCCTCAGCCATTGTTGCGAGGGATGCTATAGTCGCAGGGTCAAAATAGAGCCGAACTCCGTCGCGGGAGTAACCGTTAAATTTATTTGGGATCATCATAAGTAGTTACTCCTGTTGCATTTAAGCCAGATTTTACCGTTTTTTTCATTTACTTTGACAAATCCTAGTCGTTCACAAAACCTTAGCCCTGCTTTGTTATCCGCGTTGACCAAAGTTATTGCACAACCGTGCTTATCAATTAGTTCATTTAGTGTTTTTTTGATGTGGGGCTTAATTGAAGCCCGAGGCTTGCGCCCATACCCCACATGTAATTCGTTACCCTTGGTTAGCACTCCACCAATTACTTCCCCCTGCTCAACTAGCGGGGTTACATCCCAGCTTTTCAATGCGTTAATAAACGCGTCCCGCTCGTAAGGCACCCGGTCTTTGACCGACTCATACACCATAACCAGTGCTTGTTCTTCTGGCGTCACGGCTTATTGTGTTAAGTCGTACAGACCAATCATTCCCCACGAATCGCCAGTGGGTGTAGCATCTAGCGTTCTGATTGCCAGTGTAAAAACGTCGCTTACCCCCGCAATACTAGCGCCTAGCTGTAAATCCCAGTTGTACCCCGGCTGTACTTCCCCGGCAGAGCGGCTCTGGCTAGTAGAAGACACATACTCATGCGTCATGACTTCACCACCTGTTAACGCTGTGGCTGTTTGGTCGTACTCTACATTAGAGTCGGTAATAACAGGTACATAAGAAGCCCCTGTTAGGGTAGCGTTTTTAAGTAAAACAACTTCGTAATACTGAGTAACGGTAGGCATAACTTGCGCCCTACTGACTAGTACCACCGCCCCTTCCCGCCCCGGAGCAAGACGTACTGATATAAGCGGGACAAAGGTAGTACTAAACCCTGTACGCTTAGTTGTTCTCGACGCTACGTGCTCACTGGATGTCTGCTCATACCCGCCCATACTAATAACGGAAGAGCAAATCTGTTTCATTGCCGACGTAGACGCAGTAGCCGCCGTATTGGTAATCTCGTACCGTACCGGCAGAATAGCCGTGGTCATATACACAGCAGTTTGAATATTGTCGTTATGGAAGATGTGGCAAATCTGTGGCTGGCCGTCTACAAAAAATCCGCACCGGACATCACCCGTACCGAGCCACTCAAAGTCCATATACAGAATTTGGTTTTTGGTCAAATCAAGTACACGACCGCTTGGCCCAGTACCATCCATCGGGTCTACATTCCACTCAGCTTGGTTTACTGTGCGAATATCGCTAGGTGTGCCGGGAGTAGGAAGCGAACTAGACCGTAAAACAAAAGATATGGTGGAATCATTCTGCTGTAAAAATGTACCATTCTGTGTATTAAAATACCCAACCCGTTGGCGTAGTCCCATCTTAGGACTGCCCATTACAAACGTAGCAAGGAACGTCAAACCTTTACCGGGCTGATATGGGAAGCTACGAAACGTCTGCCGTACAACTTCTGAGCCATTAGCTGCGGTGACGCTCATCTGCACTGACGACTCATTAGGCAAGTACGTAATAGTACCGCCTGTAGTTAGGCTTGTATCGAACTGATTATCCGCAGCGAACCGGTTCTGACTATCAAACAGTGTGTATGGTGTAGTTGTAACCAAACGCCCAAACGCATCTAAGGCATTGTCAGGGAACGTAATCGGCAAAGAGGAAGAACTAGCCATAAGCTGACCTACTAAGTTATCTAGCTGATTAAAATACAACCGCAGAATGCTGTTTAACTGATCGTGATACTCCCTGTTGTACGCCAGTGGGGCGTAGGGTAGCGCAGGGGCTCTTGTCCTAGTGAGGTCAAATACTTCAGTTGTAACGATCTGAGTGCTCATCTTCTACCGTCTGGTCTAAGGTCGATTCGCGGAGAGCCCATCTGCCACTGCGTTCCTAGCTGGTTGGATGAAATACGCATCGCCATCTGCCGCCCTCGAACACGAATATAAATCTGCCCGTTGTATGTGTCTAAATCTACGGGGTATGTTTGAGTAGCTGTAACCGCTTCCGCAGCATCGAAGTTTACACCGCCAACCGATTTGGGGTCGTTATATCCAGAACCAGAGTTCTTCAATGGCAGCAACTGCATCGTCAAGCTAGGTATAGTGTCGCCACTCGACCCACGGAACGTCAAATCAGGCAGTAAGCGCCATGCAAACGCGAAGTTATGTCCGTCACCAATATCGAACTGCGAAGTCGTAATAGTCGCCACAATTGGTAATGGGGCCTCTAACATACCATCATCCACACCTAGTTCATGGTTCACAATGTTGTTGGCGTAAGTAGCAGCAAGTGGGTATTCCCGTAAGCCTGTATCTAGCCATGCGCTTCGCGCCATCGTGCCGTAGTACCAGATATCTTCTGCGTAGTTGTACACCACGTAGCGGTCAACCGTAAACGAATTGGTGGAGCAGTAGAAGAACCAGACCTCGTTAAAGCCTTCGTTCGTACTGGCAAACACTTGGCTGAACTGCGAGATATTGATGTCGCTGTAGATGAACTGGCGCAAGTCGCAACGCAGAGTCTTCACCGTACCATCGTACATGTAGAACTTATCCACACCCATCCAGTAGGTGACGCCAGACGCCAGAGCCGCCGCATTAGGGCCAGCGATAGACACATTGTCACCGAGAAGCTGTGTGCTCCAGATAAACGGAGGGCCTAAGTATTGCAGCGAATACAACGTGGAATCTGTCCAAACTAGAATCTCTTGCCGACTCTGAAGCACCGACACGATGGTAGAGCCATGCGACAGACGCACGCTACCGGCTTGGTTAGTAATCGCTGGAGTCCATTGGGTTACGGATTCTTGGTCTGACCAGCGGATAAGCATCGGGTCGAACACCGTACTGTAGATGTCGTTAGTGCCGAATGCAAGCACGAACCTAGAAGCATCAGAGACGATAAAGGTGTTCACAGCCAGCGGCACGTTACTCGCCCCGGCCAAGGTCTGAACCGCTTTACCCCGATTAGTTAGCCCGTCAGCTATAGGTTGCCAGTAATATAGAGCGCCGCCACGAGGTGCATAGATCAGATTTTCGCCGAAGTTAGAGGCAGTCCAAAGGCGGATGTTCGCACTTAATGGATCACCAATACCCCACGTACCCATACCCCATTCGCCGATACCCCAGCCTTCAGTCGGCACTTGGATTGCTGAGCCCACTGGAATTTGATACTGAACATAGACCGTACCGCCGCCTGTAGCTACAGAAACTGCGGGGACTGCGGAAGTAATATAGTAGTTATCTACGTCAACGATGGAAGTTACCGTATATTCGCCGACGATTGTGACGCCACCTACAGCAGAGGCATTGGAGAAAGTAACAAAGTCCCCTACCGACACCCCGTTAGCTACGTCAGTAACTAAGACTAAATTCGGGTTAGTCAGGTTCGTTGTGAACGGATTAATGAGCGTCTGGGTGTAGTTAAAGTACGTAAAAGCAACCGTACCGCCACCCGTTACCGCCGACGTAGCCGCCGTAGTTACCACAATTGTGAACGTGCCAGAGGTAGGCACTGTAGCTACAACGTGGCGCGTATTTAGTTCCGCCGCTGGAATACCGCCTACTGCCGAAGCGCCTGAGAAAAATACGATGTCCCCGGGGTATAAACCATGTGCAGCACTAGCTACTTCCACCGAAGTCGGCGTGGTTAGATTAGTTGTAAACGGGTTGGTTAGTGTACCTGTGGTGTCAACGCTACGAAGCGGTGTAATGTCGTAATAAGTACCGCCATTCTCAACGTAATACTTTAAGTTAGTGCCAACCCCGAGGAAGTTACGACCAAGCAAAGTGATCCAGTTCCACAACGAGCGGCACACACCCAAGAACGTAGCACCTGAAATCCGTTGCCAACCACCAATCTTTTCAGGCGTACCTTGGCGAAAGCGAATTTTATCGGACTCGTAATAACCCCCTTCGTTGGTGTACCGCGTGTTCTCGCGGTTTACCCCGCTTTTCAGCACAAGTTTTTGTAATGGCATTTTTTACCCGTTTAGGTACATTGCACGTTCATCTTTACGGCGGGTTTCCAAGCCCTTCTGGACTATACCACCCGCCATTCTGTATAGCAGAAAAGCATCACTAGCGCCACCAAAATCGCCACGGTTGTGCCTAGCACGGATCGACGAACTCTTTAACCGGCCTAGCCCAGCATTGAATGCAAAACTGACAAGTGCGTTGTACCTGCCTTGAGTAAGCCCAGTAGGGCACAGACGTAAAACACCTCTTTCAAACCGAGCAAGGTCTGCTTTAAGAATCTCATCCACTTCGGCATTCGTTAGCCCCCTGTCCCACTCTGCTGGACACTTTAATAAGCCCGCAGCTTTAGCTTCTTTGCGCTGCACAAACGTCATTTCCAGATGCGCTTTCGGCGCTATCAGATGCCCGACCCCCGTAGTCCACAACAGCACACTGTCCAAGTAAGGCTTCTTCCTTACCCCCTCGTGGTACTTGAGTTCATGCAGGGCGGTGAAGTTCATTTTTTGCTAAATGCTTGTGTCCCAAACCAAAACGAAATTACAGACGCCCAAATGGTCTGCGTATCGTCGTCCCAAACTAAGTCCATCATGTCGTGGAAAGAAGCGTTCATCGTCCATGCGTACCAGACACCAGCAATATCGACAGCTACGAGCAGGAAGAACAGGCCGTACGTAATAGTAGGCCGCACCATCGCACGAGCATTAATCACCCACTGGGATGCGCCTTTGCCGATCTCGATGTCGTGGGCGTAGAGAGACTGCCGTTCAGCCGCTTGGGTCTGAATACTAATCTGGTCGGTACGGATTTCCTCAATATGCTCCTGCGCTTGGAAGCCAGCCTTCTGCATCTCCATCTGCGCCTGCACCTGAATCTGAGCCATTGCCAGTTCGTGCTTCTTGTCCTGCTTATCTTGGAAGAAGTCCAGTAACTTGGGTAGACCGCCGCTTAAAAACGAGATCAAAGTTGTCAGTAAGGTCATCATCAGTCTTTACCCCCGTTTTTAAACATCCACCACACAGCGTACATAATAAAGCTACTGATCGACACGCCGAACACCACGGCCAACCACTCTTGGATATTCTGGATACGCTGCTCTTTCTTGCGCTCAATATCCCGCAGTCGCATACGCTCTAGCCTAGCTTCTTCTTCTATTGCATCTCGCCGCTCTTGAATGATGGCATCACGCCGCTGGCACATCTCTTCGTACAGACCAGACTCGTTACCACTGCCGTAGATCAGAGCCTCACGGAGTTCCACTTCCAGCTTGAACATCTGACGAGAAGCAAACATAGCGTCAAGTGCCTCGGCAGTAGCATCTTTCTGTACCGATTTACCTAACTTCTTGTCGTGCTCTTGCTGGACTACCGCTGCTTGAATCTCACCCTGCGCTGTAAAGAACGCACTGATGTCGTGGTAGCACTCCTGCACTTCTTTGCCGAGCGCAATAGCTTCCTTAACCCCAGCAACAGCCGCTTTGGCTACTGCAAATGCCGCACCGATTGTTATTGGGTCCATACATTATTTACTCCGGTGCTGGTTCCACAGGCACAACTTCCTCGGCTACAACTTCTTCGACCACTGGAGCCGCGAAGCTACCGTCTTCTTGCTTAATCCACCCGGCTTGTACATCGTCCGCAACGGGGCACAATGTAGCTACAATCGCAGGTGCAAAGCAATCCTCGATCATAAAACCATCAATAGGTGTGACGATCTCAGCCACAGCGTTATCTACAATTCGTCCGTATCTCATAATTTTCACCACTCCACAATGACTAAACCTTGACCGCCAAGACCAGCAGAAGAACCACCGCCTCCGCCGGGAATACCGCCCGCCCCAGAAGAGTATGACCCCGCCGCGCTACCATTAATGCCGTTTTGCCCCGAGCCTCCGCCGCCACCGGTACCAATAAAGTCAATTGAAAATTGCTGTAACCCAGAAACAGGGGGGTATGCGCCTTCAATTGTTGCATTCCCCGTAAACCCGCCGGTCCCCAAAAACCCACTAGACGCGCCAACTAATGTGCTACCTGCCCCCGCCCCTGCGCCGCCTTGAGCTGGTTGGGTTGCACCCGCTGTATTACCATTACCAAATATTGACGCTGCCCCTCCGCCTTCGCCGGCACCGCCTGAACCACCCCCGGAGTAGTTGATATCTCCGCCAATACCTGACCCATTAGTACCCGTTGCTGTTGCCCCTCCAGTAGCCGAGCAATACGAACCAAAGGAGGATGTACCGCCTGTAGTAGTTGTGGCATTACCACCAGCGCCAACTGTTACTGCAATGGAGGTAATACCTGTTAGGTCATAAATGGTTTCCATTGAAAACCCACCGCCGCTCCCTGCGTTATAACCGCCGCCACCCCACACACGAGCGCGGACTTTAGAGATGCCTGTAGGCACAGTCCACGAACCAGAGGCGAAATACATCTGAACTTGGCCGGTACCAAATACGCCGGAGATGGGGTTATACCCTGTTGAAATCGTTTGGATAGCCATTTTTTACCACTCCACAATAACTAAACCACTACCGCCGGCCGAAGTTTGACCGCCCCCGCCGCCGGGTGAACCGCCCGCACTATAACTTCCACCGGCACCGCCGCCGCCACCATTTATTCCGCATTGCGCTTTTGCCCCGCCGCCGCCAGTACCGATAAAATCAATAGAAAATACGGGTAATAATCCTGATGTCGGGAGATACGATATAGTGCCCGCAACCGAGTTATAGTGCCCGCCAGTGCCTAAAAACCCGTTACCCCCGGAAGTATAAGCCCCGCCTGTCGCTAGTCCCGCGCCACCACCTGATGCCCCATTAAATCCGTTAGTGCCAGTAGCAATAGCTGCTGCGCCGCCATTACCGAATAAAGACGCTGCACCTCCACCTGCAACGGATGTAGCGTTACCTAAACCGCCTGAATAATTAATGTCCCCACCAGAACCCGCGCCCACTGCGCCTGCGGTCACTGCCCCTCCAGTAGCCGAGCAATATGAGCCGAAAGAAGAGGTGCCGCCTGTAGTAGATATAGAACTGTTGCCGCCAATGCCAACTGTTACTGCAATAGAAGTAACGCCTGTTAGATCATAAATAGTGCGTAAAGAAAACCCACCGCCGCTCCCGTAACCGTAACCGCCACCACCCCACAGCCTCACACGCACTTTAGAGATGCCGGTGGGAACAGTCCATGAGCCGGAAGTGCCGAAGACTCGCACCTGCCCTGTGCCAAAAACCCCGGTGATAGGGTTAAAGGCTTGGGAGATTTCTTGGATCGCCATTGTTAATCCTTAATCATCGTGACTGTTCTACCCGCTGCGGTGCCTTTAACACCAACCGTCACAGGGTTCTGGAAGTCAAAGCCTTGGAACGCCGTAGTCGTACTGTACTCACTGTTCAGGTTAGCCACACCGTTCGTCTGAATCTGACCCGTACCGCCCGGTGGGCAATCAGACACCGCCACGCCAGCTAAGTAGTAACCGCTAGACTGTGAGATGTTCAACGGTGTTGTCGGCGCAGACCCTGTAACGCCTGCCGTAATATCTTGAGACGCATTGAATGGGTACGCATTCACGATGGCAAATTGACCAATATTACCGGAGTTAATCCAAGCAATAACCGCGTTGTAGCCGTACGAAGGTGTGATACAGGCTTGCATACCGTAAGAACTAGAGGTAGTGATACCGGACAACAAGCCGTAAGGATAGGCACTATTTGAATTTACGCTATTCGTTCCAGTAAATCCGTACAAATTACCGTTAGCGTTATTAGCGCCAAAGAATAAAAATGTCCCCGCGCCGGTTGTACCCACTGCGCCGTTACCTTGCGACCACGAGGTTGACATATTGGCCGAATTGTTGCTAATGGGGAATGACGCGGTTAAATTAGTGCCCAACGTATATAACTGCAAAGTTGTAGCACTGTTAGCTGCCATGTGCACAGCAACATTGGCCGAATTCATAGCTACTTGGCACGGTATACTTGTATTACTGGCGGCACCCAAAGTAATTGGGCTAAGCCAAACAGGGTAATTATTAACACCGGTTTGATAGACCCCCGAAATTCTAGCCCCGGATGAGTATACCCAAGATATTAAAAAAATACCGTCAGGGCCTGTAGCCGCAGATATAGTTGTTACACCAGTATCACCTGAAAAGCCAGCTTGAGGAAAAATTAGCGTCGCGGTATTGTCGTACACGTTATAAGAAGGGTTTGCGGCGGTGCTTGTGTAAACAATAGCGAACCTGTCGTTCGGTAACCCGATAAGATCAAAACGGGGGGAAGCGTCTGTGGATAAAATAGTTGTGGCAATTAACCCGTAACTAGAAGAATACAAAGATAAAGTAACAGAAGCCGCCCCTAAAGTTTGGTACCCGACTACAATTTTACCGCTTGCTAATGCTGCAATTCGCACCCGCGCAGCCGCACCGGTAGACCCCGTACCCACAGAAACAGTAGTCTGTAAAATTCCGGTTAACGAGTACACGTTAAAACTAACTGCACCGGTCGAAGCATTTTTATACACAATGGCAAATCGGCCATCTGGCAGTGTAGTGCTTTTAATTCCATCAACAGCACCACTATCAACTGCGCCGGGAGCTAACGTATAATTATTACCCGTAGACATTACTTGATTTAACCCAAGAGTTTCAGTATTAGTTGCTAAATACGCGGCCTTCATAGGCAGTGATGTTGATCGCGCATACGCGCCAGCACTGGAAGAAACTGTGCCAACTGGAGAAGTAGTTGATACCGAGGACAATAAGTTGTAAGCCGTTAAACTTATTTTAGAATTATTCATTCCAGTTACTTGAACTGTTGTAAGAGAAGGGTCAAGTGTTCCCCCATGATAAATACTTACATACCCGGAAATTTCAACAATGCCTACTCTCGGATATGGGTAGTTATATATAATTTGAGGGAAAGGTATAGGCGCAGGATATACAGCAACTCCGGCGGAAGTATAAAACATATAATACATTCCGTAACCGCCGTCGTTCATAAAATAAACAAACCCCCCAGAACTTAATTCTTTAAGCTGTAAAAATAAGTTAACGGTCGCACCGGGGATCATGCTAGTTACAGGTACAGTAACAACCGCGCCTAAAACATTTCCAATAGGGAGCAGTCTAAAGGCGTAAGATAGCGTAGCACTAGTTGTACGGTAGCCGATAACGAAAGTATCGTCGGATAGGCAAACTACACTACATGCACGCGGGGCACCGGTAATGCTTAGTGCTTGCGAAGTAATCCCGCCACCGCTAGAGTTATATACAGAGAAAAGTATCTGAGTAGCGGCGCGGCACCATGCAATACCAACACTATTATCACTTCGAGCCGCAATTCCTATACCTTGATACGGCGCGTTGGCTATGTCAACAGTAACCCACGTATAAGCCCCCACCCCCGTGGCTCCGAAGGCACGTAAATAAATATTTTGGAGCGCGAGCCCTTGCACTGCGAGCGCAAAACCGCCGTTTGGTAATGCGCAACCGTATAATGGTTGATTAGTGTTTACTGTTGTGGGGAACGTAGCATCGGAAGCGTACGCGGTAGTAAGCGTTCCAGTATTCGTGTAGATAGCAAACGCAACTTTATTGCTAGAAGCATCAGGCCAATATGCAACAAAACCGCCGCCAGTAAGCGCAACAACGCTAATAGGTGCTGGCGAAACTAAACTACTATTAGCTGCCATTTGTACTTCAGCTACAACTTGTACGTTGTTAATATCTACAATTCTAAAAGCCGGTTTTACATTTTCGTTTGCGTAAACAATAACGATATTACCGTCAGTAAGTTTAGCGGCGCATTCGCCTGATGAACCCCCTACTTTTGTAAGGTCAGGGCCATAGTAATTAACCGGCGTTGAAGTACCGCCAACCGTACCACCGTAGATAGAGGATACTGGCGTTACGCTAAAGTTAGCAAAAGTACTGGCTGGAGGAAGGCCAAAGTCACCGTTCTTCTGGTACACATAGTCGCCTGCGCTGAAGCCGGTTGTGCTCGGTACGGTGATGAAATCTGGGCTAAGACTGCCGCTTGGTGCTGGTGTAATTGATCTTGACATGTGTTACTCCTCGTATCCATAAACGCTAACACTCAGGCCAGCGACACTTGCGTAAACTACCACGTTCTCGGCTGCATTGGCGACCAAACCACCGCGCTCTAACACACCGTTTCCGGGGATAATCGAATCATACTCAATGTACTCGGCTGTCGTCGGAGTCGCTGTCGCTGAAATAGCCAAACGCACCGGAATCGCGTAGCCCGTTTGATTCGCAATGCTAACATTGAACACCGCCGCTGTGGCTACCGGCACGGTATAAACCGTCGTTAATGTTGCCGCCGCCGGAGCAGCTTGACCTAGAAGTTTACCTGCCATGATAATTCCTTAAAATTGAGCCATGTAATAGACTTTAGCGACGCTCGGCCCCGACGCCGGAATTACTAGCGCCTGACTAGCCCATGTTCCACCTACGGAAGTAAGGACGTTACCAGCAGTACCGGGGGCTACTTCTTGAACAGCCGATGTGGCATTACCAAGCAGCACATTATTAAGAGCCAGCGTAGACTTACCTGTACCGCCATAGCCAGCAGCTAACGTACCCGCTAGAGTAATAGTTCCCGTCGTAGTAACCGGACCGCCAGAAGTCGTAAGCCCCGTAGAGCCACCAGACACGTCCACGAACGAGACGCTACCTAAACCTGCCGCAGTGTTCCACGCATACGCGCTACCTGTCCACTGTAAGAACGAACCCGCAGGAGATGGAGTTGGTACGCTGCTAAACCCGCCCGTGCCGTTACCATAAAGGATGTTCGTGCCGGTTGTAGCAGGCGCATAGTCCACACCAGATACCGCAGCGGAGATCGTACTACCGTTACCCTTGAGAATGCCTGTAACTGTGGTAGCCGTGCCTGTAGCGTTGATCTGAATTGAGCCCGCGCCGTTCGCAATCGTTATGCCCGTACCCGCAGTTAGCGTGGCCTTAGACAGCGTATTACCCGTGCTGTTACCAATCAGAAGCTGACCGTCAGTGTAAGTAGTCTGACCCGTACCGCCTGAACTCACGCCCAGCGCAGCACCTAACGACAGTGAAGGGATGTACGAAATCGCTGAAGTGACATCCGTGCCGTTGTTGTAGACGAAGGCGCTCTTACCCGCTGGGATGACAACACTTGCCCCCGTAGCATTCCTAACAGTAACCGCGTCGGCCAAACCGTTGTTGATAACGTATGGCTTCTCAATCGCTGGGACAATAAGGTTCCGCGCACCGCCGGAAGTGCCGGTCAGGTTTAGGCGGAAGTTACGTGCTGTCTGGCTAAGATTGGAGTTAACAAGCGTCAGTGTGATGTCCACACCCGCGAAAGCTACATCTGCCGAACCTACAATCGCTTCTTCTAGCGCGTATTCCAGATTGTTATTGGTGGTGTAGCCCCACTGACCATTCTGGTCGCCAGTAGCAATTAGTTCAACTTTGAGGCTGGTGTAAGTACTCATGACTATCCTTTAACTACGTGATCCGAATAACCGCTGAAGAGTATGTATTAGCCGGTAACGTAATCGTAAATGTATTGGAGGAGGTTTTGTCCGCGCCAAAGTCCAGTACAGCAATTGATTTGTTGCTCTTACTACTGTTGTAAATCAACGCGCCTCTAGCGGTAATCACGCCGTTCCATGAGGGGTTGTTAAAACTTACGTACGCCACGCCGTTAAGCGCCGCAACAGTCACATTAACCAGCACCTGCCCACCAGCCGTGTAGCCTGACGCTACAATCTCATTAGTTGTGGAGTACGCCGTAGTATCCGCTCCTAGCGTAGCAAAGGGGGTATAGAGCGCAATCTTCAACACATCTGTTGTCAGGTCGTGCTGCCCCAGAAACAGTTGCTGCTTAAAGCTCGTAGTTTGTCCTTGCTGGATAGCCATTACTCGACCTTAACTTTAACTTGCCCAGAACGGTAAGTATCCTGACGCAACTTGCCATCGCTCAGTTGTTTCAACAACGTCATAGATTGTGCGTACATCTGCTGGTACAGACTAATCATGTCAGGCTCGCCCTTCATAAAGCGAATAGCCTCAACCAACGCGCCATTTAGCAACGCAGAGTCAAAGTTATTGCCAAGCCATGTGGTACCAGCCGTTACGATAGACACAGGGTAGGCAGCGTAATTCAGCTTGAATGCGTACGCAGCGTCAGGAGTGGGCCCAAGAATAATGGTCGTCACAGTCGATGTAGCGTCTTGAATTGCGTAGTGCTCCGGTAGCCCCGTCACCGCTGGGAATGGATAAGCCTGACGAATGTAGTTAACATCCTTGTCCAGCAAATACATGTACTCACCCGAGGTGTTTACAACGGCGATGGAGAACGGATACAAGAAATCTGTTGGTAGTGCTACAGACTCTACGTTGATCGCACAAGTGGTGGAGTAGTCTTTACGCAGGGCAGGTGGCTGCACCATGTTGTAAATCTTCTGTTCCGCTTGCTGCGTGAACATCGCGTACTCATCCGCTGTGAATGTGTTTTCACAGATAGTTGCAATATTCGCGCAGAGATCAACGTAGTTCATAGCGTACCTTTAGGCCATCGGGCCACGGCTCATCAAGCCTTTAGTTGCAGCGCCAGTACCGCGCATTTTAATGCCAGTTCTCTTGACATCATCACGTGCTGGGTCGCCCATGCTTACGCGTGGAGCAGTGGTGCCGGGCTTCATATCACCAGACTTCAGCGTGTTTGGATCAACAGGTTTCTTCATCTTCATAGGACCTCCGGTCATTGAATGGGGCTTTGCATACACAGCGGCTTGGCCTACTTCTTTGCCCTTAACCTTCTGCGAGAACTTAGCCATTACCGGCCCCTTGAGCCAGACTTCTGGTTAGCAACACGCGCCAGATTACGACCCATTTGCTTCATCTCAAGGCTAGTGACGCCGCCTTTTTTCATGCCGTGCATCTTCTTCTCGTGTACTTTAACTTCAGCCTTAGCTACTTTTTTCATCTTATCCATTTTAAACTCCTAAGTGACGGATATCGTTACGTTGTTTACTACTCCCGGCGGGGCCAAGTAGTTCGGTGTCAACCCATTATCTGAGGTTTGTGCCCCACCAATCGGATTCCACCCCCACTGAAACACCCGACTACCTTCACTCGGGTCACCAAAATCTGTATTAGTCGTTAGCTGCAAGCCAGTATAACCTGCTTGGTAGTAGCTATTATCTGGCCGTGGTTCCCGCACTGCCTGTGGGTCACTAACTGGATACATACCTAACTGCAATTGCGGCTGATCGGGTTCCCAGCAGGTTGGGCATACCTTAATACTAACCTGCTTAGTCTTAATCGTCAGCTTCTTTAGTTCTTTCAGCTTGTAACGAAACCCGCACCGATCACATTCGGCGATTGCATTCTTACCTGATGAGAACCGATTACCCATAATTACGTAATAAACATCTGACGTGGCACTAGACGATCAGCAGCCTTCTCGCGGTCTTCACCTGCGGCCAACTCCCATGCCTCGTCATACATTACTTTAAGACCTTGGATACGGACAGGGTCAGCGTTAGGCAGCTTCAACGACAACATATAAGAAAGCCCCGCCACCAAGCAGTTCTGGAAGCGGAATGGGATATCAATTACGTTTACACCAATACCAGCGTCGTTAATACGCTTCATGCGCCAGTAGTAAAACACGTAGTACGGCTGCAACGCAGTACCTTGGTCTGGTGCAGGCCATACATTAATCTGTGGATTGTTGGTTGCGGCTATCTCCGAGCCGACCTTTTGCCCCGATTGGCGGTTCACCCACACCTGAATCGGACGGCCTTGTGCTAATTTGTTCGGGATCGTTGAGTAGGTAGATACACTGATTCGAGTGATGTTGAGGTCAGTTTGGTTAGGACCTTGTCCGGCATCAGTACGAATAACGTGCTCCACCAAATCCACGGTATCGTTAGGTAGATCATAGGTCGTTACTCCTTGCACCATGTTGACGGAACCCTGCTCAATCGTCCACAGGTTGATACCCCGATTAGCCCACTCACCCAGCAAGAAATTCAAGCTACGACGCGCTGTACGGAAGTCATAACCCGTACGCAATTCTTGTCCGCAACGCTCAAACGCCTCTTCGAATATCTCGTTAAGGCTTGGGTTAAACGCGGTCGTAGCTGTTGAATATGCCATTATCTGAACCCTGCTGTTTTCTTCGCAATGCCTTTAGGCTGTGCTACAAACTGTTTCCCTGCCTTCTTACCCGCCCGCTTTGCTTTCGTCGTAGCCGCATATTCGGCTGGACTTAGCGCCTTAATCGCCTTTTCTGGGAGGTATCGCTCTCCTGTCTTAGACGATGGCTTGCCACTTTTGGTTTGCCATTTCTGGTCGCCCCAATCTTTAAGTGATTTCTGCGGGGCTTTCATACTAATCTCTATACCCGCCACCAGCAGCTTTATACTTCTTAGCTACTAGCTGCGCTTTGCGCGCTGACCACTGACCTGCACCGGTACCTTGCGTTGCTGCGGATTTTACCTGTGACACGATCTTCTTGCGAAGACTGGGCTTAGTGTAGTTACCGGCGGCATTAACTTTGCCACCCTCCGCGTACTGCGTAAAGTCAGTGTCGTCCCGACGGGCCGTTTTCTTACCCGTCGGCATCTTGGAAGGGTTGATATCACCCATACCGCGAGAGGCTCTCATCTCAGCACTTGCCGCCTTTGACCGCAGCTTTAGCACCACCCATCTTAACCATCGTACCTTTGGTCTTACCTTTAGAGGCAATACCGTCGCGGCTAGGGGACGCAGTGCGCACAGCACCCATCTTGGAAGCAATAATGCCGCCTTTTTTGAATTTCATTTCTTTCATTTCGCCTTCTTCATGCTTAATCATGGATTTAGGCGCGCCCTTCTTTTTCATGAACGCTACTTCTTTACCAACCATCTTTTTGGATTCAGCCATACCACCCTCCGATTTAGTGAACTCTTTACCTACGCTAGTGGGGACACCCACCTTCTTTGCAAATTTTGGGTTGTGGGCCACGGCTTGCATGAACCGCTCCTGCTTTGCTGATTTAGCTGGCATTATGCTCTCGTTTTGCCGCGAATGGCGCAACCATCTGCGCGCTTGGAAGCCGAGGACACCGAACCGCCTTTAGCAAAGAACTTGCGGCCCATATTTTCTTTTACTTCTTTCTCGCCAGCCTTCTGCTCTTTAGCTTGCTGACGATCTAATTTCTCTTGTGCTGCTTGAAGCTTCATTGATTCTTGCGTAGCTTTAGGGATTGGCGGCTCTTCAGGAGCCTTAACATCACCACCCTTTGCGTAACATACCGAACCACCTTTTTTCATCGCTGCACTCGCGGGCATTGATGGGCGTGGAGGCATAGGACGTGGGGGCATTGGACGTTGTGGCATTGCTTGTTGCTGCGTGCCTCGACCAAATCTGCCGGGAGCCATGTCCTGAGAAATTTGTCGTGAAGGCATTGGCTGTGATGGCCGTGGTGCCATTGGACGTGGCGGTGGTGGTACAGGTTTTCTAGTAGCCATGATTAAAATCCTTTACTTGAGAAGTATCCGGTAATAGCGCCGATCACGCCGCTCGCAATGCTGCCAACTGCAATCAACACCTTCCAGCCACCTTCAGCAGAAGCAAGGGTTTTCTTAATCTCGTCTAACGCAATACGTATAGCGGCAACGTCAGCACGCATAGCGTCCATATCTTCTTGCAGGTGCTTAATGTCACTTGCGTGTGTAGCCAATTCACGTGCCGTCTGGATTTCGTCCGCCATTTAACACTTCCACCGTTTCAGTGACGCCGCTTTGCGTGTCGGTTGGCCCTTCTCGTCCTTCATTGGACCGGGCATTCCGCTCATACGAGCACAAAATGATTTCTTACGTGGACCGCCTTCTGGCTGTGGAGCCTTCAGATTTGATCCAGTTGCTTTATTGTACTTGGCACGACCTTTGGCAGTAAGCCCCGCCCCCTGCTTAACTGGCAGCTTTTCACCACGGCCAACAGCAAGGGAGGGAGTTTTCTTAGCCATAGAACACCACAGCAGTTGCGGTTGTACACGTAGCAATGACGCTCGTATCGCACCTAACGCCTTCACCGGGGATAACTATATTGATCGTACCAGCAGCGGCTGGGGCAGTGTAGGTAAACTTCGTAACCGTGCCATCTGCGATAACAACCGTACCGCCAGTAGCAAAGCTAACTGTTAAACCCTTCACCCGAGCAGGACCGTTAAATACGGTCGTAGCCCCAGCGCCGCAAGTAGCGGCCTTAACGTCTGTCTGCATCATAGTGATGCCTCCTTAATTAGTTCTGGAAAGCAGTCGGAGCAGAAGAACCGTCAGAGTTACGCACAACGTAAGCGATGATTACCGTAACCGCGCCAGTAGCCGAAGCACCAGTAGCAGTGAACGTAACAGCCGCGTCTGTAGCGCCGACATTAGCTTGTACAGGGGTAAACGTAGCTGCTGGAGCTACCGCGATAGTGCCTGCCAGAGTAATCGTAGAAGCCGCTGCAACATCAACACCTGCGATGGTGACTTTCAGCGTAGTGGCCGAAGCAAACAACGTAGTGGTCAGAAACTGTACGGAAGTGATAACCGCACCTGCTGGAATGAAACCCAGTGTGCCGGTCAAGCCAGCTACTTGCGCAGCGGTCAGATTGGTGGTTTGGGCGACGATAGTCGCGCCAGTATTGCGAACGGTGCCAGCAGTGGTGCCAGTCGTGTCTTTAACAGTACCGAGCAGCCAAGGGCCAAGGTGTGTAGCGAAACCCATAATATATTCCTCACATGCGAGTAAGTGCGCCAATTTGCATGTCATCAGCCGGGGGCTGTTTGGCACACCGGATTACCCCGGTATTAAGTACCTTATACTATGCGCTTATTTGGGTGTCAAGCACAAAGTAAAATATGCCATACAAAGACAAAGAAGCGCAACGCAAATCCAATCGGGAAAGCTATGCCCGTAATAAAAAAGTTGTTGGCGACAAAGTAAAAGAGTACAAAGCAGGACTAAGACAGAAATGGCAAGAGTACAAGGCTACGTTATCGTGTACGGTATGTGGTGAGTCCCACCCGGCCACTTTAGACTTCCACCATGCGGTTCGAGACCCTACCAACCGTAAACTAGCTAACCTTTTACGTAATGGCGCATGGGTTGACGCCTACGAGGAGATTAAAAAGTGCGTTGTTCTTTGCGCTAACTGCCATCGTAAGCACCATCAACGGGAACGAGACGAAAAGAAAAAAGGGGCCGAAGCCCCTTAGTGACACCAATACTGTACTTACTCGTCTTCGTCTTCTTCCACTTCTGCTTCAAACCAGTCGTCTGCTTCTTCATCAAAGAAGTACCAAATATTTGCATCCTCGTCGTGCCACCAAGCAATACCATCCTCGTCGTACTCGATACCTTCATCCGCATCAAATGCAGCACATGACTCCAACTCGCTGAAATCAACTTCGCCGGAATACTCGTACCCGCCAAGCACCAAACTAACCGTAATCTTCATACCGCCTCCATAGTCAAAATGACAACCGCCCCCGGTTGTGGGTTTATTCTACACGGCGGTTATGACAAAACAAAAAGGGGGCCGAAGCCCCTTAATAACTAGACAACTAACATCTTATTTGACTTCTTTAGGTTTTCTTCTTGGGTGATTACCCGCAGGTTCCAAGGTACATGTAGGCCGCAAACTTCGCGGGACAGCAAAGGGACAATGTGGTCTACAACATATCGTTCCCCCGTAGTTTTAGACATCGTAATGGCTATTTGATATAGCTGGCGAATTTCCATTTTTTGCATCGCAGAGAGCCATAACGGGGTAGCGTTACGATGGCGGCGTTTTCGCAGGCTAGTTAATGTTTTGTAATAGTCGGGGTTAGTAGCCTTGTGTTTTTGTTTCCAGCGTTGCTTTTCTTCCGGGGTGCGGGCGTTTGCCCGCGCTTTTACCATGTCTTTGTTGCGCTCGTAGTACCGCCGTCCAGCCTCTTTAGAAGCCTCAGACTTTGGCTTTAAACTTCGTTTGGTATTAGTAACGCCCCATTCAATCTTTAAACATTCAACACAAACGCCTTTAGTTTTACGTGGCGCGATATGCCCATGCTTGCAAGGTTCGCCAGTAAAATAGTGCGTGGCACCGATGGTTTGTGCTTCTTTACGTGTTTTAGGGTATTCCATATATCCTCCTGAGTTACGACACAGGTAATATACATGACCTTACAAATAAAAACAACAAATAAATAAAGGGGGCCGAAGCCCCCTCTAAACCCGCATGAACATTAGCTTTTGGCTTATGCTCCGGCGGAACCGTACATACCGAGTGGATCAGACCAGCCGAACGAATAACGCTCACGAGCCTTGTAGCGGACGTTGCCCGTGTCGAAGTCTCCGTCCATTGAGTTAGCCAGTGGCGAACGGATAAAGTGCTTCATGCCGTTAGGAACATCAGTGGTCAGGAACCATGCGTTCGTATCGGTCAGGAAGTTGTTAACCGTGTAGCCTTCAGCAACTGAACCGTTGTTCTTGATCGCGTTGATGTCGTTATCAGTGGTACCGACACGGAGTTCGGTTTCCAGCAGACGGGTTGCAACGAATTGCAGCGATGGTGGAACAACCAGCTTTTTAGGCTTAGCAGCGATCAGCAGACCACGCTCATCAGTCCATGCAGCGATTTGAATAACGGCGGCTTCAAGGGAAGTCTCGTTCAAGTCGGCTGGGGTTGATGGGATGTTGCTGTTGCTACCACCGTTAACCAGTGGGTGCAAAGCCGAGAACAGAGCTACGCCGTCACCGCCAGTATAAGCTGCGCTAAAACCGTTGTTCAGGATGTTAGCCGACTTAACTTGCTTGGTGTAAGCCATAGCACGAGCCAGAGCTTTGGTATAACGAGCCGACAGGCTGTCATACAGGTTGTCTTCGATGGCCTCTTCGGTCAGCGAGAAACCCAGTGCAATGGTTTCGTGATTGTAGCGAGCAGTCCATGCCTCTTGTGCATTGTCGTAAGCGATGGCGGAACCCTCGTTTTTAACAGGTGCAGCGGAGAAGCCAGACAGCTTTGTCTCTTCTTCGAACGAACGCTCAGAGGTTTCAGTTTCGTAAATCTCTTTGTGTTGCTCGCCGTAAGTTGCATACTCCATACCAAACAGGGCATTCAAACCCGGGAGCAGCTCTTTAAGTAGTTGTGCGCGTGAAATAGCCATTATCTAGCTCCTTATATTAAGCCACGTAGTAGCGATGGGAACCAAAAGTAATCTTAACGAGAACTTCTGGGGTTTGAACCAATGCTACCGAGTTAGCTGTGCTGATCGTAACTGTTGATGCGGTAACAGACAGTGCTTGCGACGTAGCCGAGGTAACAGTGACAGCCGCAGTCGTGGACGAGCCAGTGAACTGAAGTTGACCACCAATTACGTTGAAAATGTCGGTGCCGATGGGGATAACTTGACCAATAGACAGACCAGCGACGGTCAGCGTGGTTGTACCTGTACCAGACACATACGTTGCCGAGCTGCTGATTTGCGTATCAGGGACTAATTCCAGAATACGGAAGTTACCCGTCGAGGTAGCTGGAGTCGTACCGATGATGCCGCCAGCGGAATTACCCGTGGAGAGCGAACCAGTAGCGGTGTTACCACCCAAGTTTTTACCAAGCAGCAGCGAAGAAGCTGAACCGATGGTGTTGCCGGTAGTAGCAGCGGTAACTGCGGCGCGGAACACGGTGTCAGGATCGTCACAAACGATGGCAGTAATGTCACCAGCCGTTACGTTAGCAGGATAGTATTGCGAGAACAGACGTTGTTTAGTCGTCGGGTTCGTGTAATAGCAGCCCAAGAACACGCCAATTGCGGCGGCACCTGCGATGTCATTAGCCAGAATGGTTACATAACCATTTGTTAGTTGTACAAAATCACCGTAAAAAATATTGGCGTTGTAGTTGTACGAAATCGGATAGTCACGCGTCGATCCCGAGAAAACTTGACCACCAATAAGATTTACCGGTTTAAACCCGTACGGGGCTGAAACTGTTGGGTAAGCCATATTTTAACTCCTAGTAAATTGAAAAAATTAACGTCCTTTGCCAAACGATGTGGACGATTTCCGCTCCGCAAAGAGAGGCATACGAGCATCGTTTTCGCGCATAAAGCTATTGTCCACTGCTTGAGTCTGCGCCTGAGTCTGATTTTGGTAATATTGATTACGTTGATCTACGAACTCCGACGGGGTCTTGCACAGTAACAATCCACCAATCTCAATATTGTCCTTAAAGCGACTATTTGGATCGATTAACAGTTGGAATCTAGGTTGTTCTTCTACTTTGACAGGCTCCCAGCCTTCTCGGAGTTTGGCCGATAGGTTGCGTGGATCAGCGGTGCTCAACGTGGAAGTACGAATCCAGCGGTATGAATATCCCGGTTGCTTGTCCGGTTCAGGAAGAAGCTCGGCTGGTGCCCACTGCTTAGGGCGCATATCCGTATCACGGGTTTCAAGTTCACGCATCAGTCTGTTATTGCCGTTTGCCATTATCTATTCTCCAATTTAAGAACTTCACGAGCATATTGCTCCGGGGTTAGTCTCAGCTTTTTAGCCAACGCAATTTGGGACGTTGTTAGCCTAATACTCTTAGGAGCCGTGCTTCGTTTGGCAGAAGCAACAACCGTTGATGCTTTTCGCTGAGGTCTGGAATCAGCTTCTTCGGTGTCCTCGTCCCTAAAGGCTTCGGGAAACCGTTTGCGCATTGTTTTGTCCATGCGCTGATAGTAGTCATCAGTACCAATATATTCAGGGCCGTACTGATCGGCTAGCTTCTCGTGTAGTCCAAAGGCCGCTTGCGTCATCTCCTTGTCCTTCTGGAACCAAGAATTGTTACGCTCACGCCAATCGACATATTTAGGATCAGGGGGCGGTTTGGACACCGCCTGATTCATTTGTGGCAGTTTTATATCATTTTCTGCATTTTGTAAAGTAGGTCTGTAATTTTTTGTTTTATCTACACGTAGCGTAGCTTCCGTAAGAGCCTGCTGCGCTTCCATAAGTTTGTCTGGATCGCCCGAATCATGCGCCTCTCGGAAGTTTCGTTTAGCCATTTCAAGCTCAGTATCAGCGGCGTACTGCACCGTAGATATGTACTCTTTTTCCCCCGAAGCCAAGGTGCTTTTGAGCATCTTGTTCTCTTCAAGGATTTGCTGGGCTATACGGATAGCTTCCTGCTGTTCACGGAGCGCCGCTTCTTTTTCCCGTCGCTCATCGTGCCAAACCTTACGCATTTGAAACAGACGTTCCTTGGCTTTGCCAGAGTATTCATCTAGTTCGTCTTGCTCAATCTCTTCTAATATCGCTTTAGGCAGTGGCTTACGGCCACGGTCTTCCGGCGGGGTATCGTCTTCTATCTCAATCCTAATGTCCTGATCTTCATCCTCGTCACGGGATGCTTTTTTATCTATTTCATCAGGGAATTTGTACTCGTTTTTCTCGAATTCAGCCATTTGTGTCTCCTTATGCTCTTGAAATGCCACGTGGGTCTTGAACCACTGCTTCTACCGAGTCATCGTTAATTAGACGGAACTCTTGACCGTGAATCTTCAGGCGCGTGCCTGAGTTTGGTCGAGCCAAAACAAAATCACCTTTTTGGCACCAAGGGCCTGTAGGAAACTTTGCCTTATCTAAATAACAATCTGGCCCCATCTCAACAACAAAGAACACCGTACTTAGCACTTCTTCGTAGTGCATTGTTTGGTCTGCTTTAATAATCCCGCTCTCGTATTTGGATTCGACGGCGGAAGTTGTTACTAAGATATGGTACCCAGAAGGTTGGGGCAGTTGTTTTGCCTTATCTTCTGCTGCGGCTGGTAGTACTGTTGCATCCAAGCTATCGGGGTTTGAACCGATTAGGATTTCACTCATCAATTTGCTCCAAGTTTTTTGCGAGGGTTTGTAGATACATCTCTACAGCAGTGAGTCCTCGAATCTCACCACATAGATACTTGTATTCGGCGTAGTCTTTCGCGGCTCCACCGGAGACAGCATCGGTTAGTTGATCCCGACGCTCTCTTAGTTGCTTTAGTATTAAGTCAATGACTTGTTCCATTATTT